CTAAATATTGGAATTGAAATAGATACATCATCAGCAAGCAGCCCGCCAGATGAGCCAAATCAGGTTGTTAACAATAAGTTATACAAAGTTGACACTGTATGTAATGTCTTCATAGCTCTTGAAGGCAATGGGTCTAGAACTGTTTGCACAGGAAACTACTTAAGCTCATCACTTCTTGATGAAGGTGATTCAGACTCATTCGGTAACACCATTACAACAGCAGCGTTTCAAGAAGATGCTGATTATATTTTTGGCAACATTAATGATGTTCAAACTAGGAGACTAGGTTTGAAAGGATCTTTCGGCAGAAAGGACAGCTTTTCTGATCCTATTCTTTGGGAAAATGGCAATACAACCTCTTACGAGCTTGCAAGTATTGCACAAGATGCTGTTGGGCATTGGAGAATGGAGTGGAATAATACCGGCTCTAACATTACCTTTGCAATTGATCTTCAATTGTGGGAGGCGCTTCCACCAGGGGCTAAAATATACGGTTATCAAGGATCGTTTACGGTTTCTAATGCAGTGTTTTCTAATGGAGATCTTGATATCGATTATTATCGAGGTGGAACCTTACTAGATACTCAGTCATTTGTACTTGAGGATTATTTAGTAGGTGAAAATGTTGTATTCAATAAGGCATTTACTGGTACAGATTTATATCAAAGTGTAGAAAATACTCGTTTGAAGTTTGATTTCAGTAACATGAGTGCTGGAGCCAATACAAGATTAACATTTTTTAATGTAGCAGTGTATTATACTTTCTAATAAAAAAGGGCAGGTACTAACCCTGCCCTTTTCTTTAGAGGTTGCAGCAAAACATAGCATCACCATATTCAGAGATGGTACATGTCATACCATCGAAATCTGAAGGAGGTGGTACAATTTGAGGCTCTTCAATTAAAAGGGAGCATGAATATGCTTTGTCATGATCGGGACAATACCAGCTCTTAATAGAGTTTACCGTCTGCTCTGTGCAGCCGCCTCCACAAACTCCCGCAACACCCTCAGTATACATGGGATTTCCTGCAGTACCAGCAGTGAGTTTTTGAGTTTGACGACCGCCACATTCCCTATTGTCACCATTACATTCATCGCAGAAGATGAAGTTACCACATCCATCTTCATGGGTTCCGCATGAAGACCCTGGTTCACCTTGCTGAATGGCGTCACCTGAAAGAATGACAGTGAGAGTATCACAGGTTTTTGGAACGCAGGTTTCGCCGCCTCCGCTGCCGCCAGTATTTTCAGATCCTCCGGTATTATCACTGCCACCAGTTGAGGTGTCGCCCCCATTTCCGCCAGTCCCAGTATCGGTGCCACCAGTTGATGAAGATCCACCAGACTCACCGTTTGAGCCTCCGGTCTTATCCATGAAGGTCTCTGCTCCTTCACCACCAGACCCGTCTCTCATATTAGACCCTGAGCCATTGGCTTCTTCTGCGGTAGAAAAGGTGTCTCCAGCGCAGCCAGAGAGGAAAGAGATTGAGATGATTGAGATTAGTGAGAGAGTTGAGGTCTTCATTGTATTGTCCTTGTAATCTTGTATGAACTGGGATAATTCCCGAAAGCGAATAATAGTATACTAGCGTGGAGTTAAACTAAAGTCAAGAAAAAAGTTCGGCTGTTTATATCTGGGAGCGGATAATTTGGCATTCCTGTATGACTACAGGCTCTTTCACAAGATCTGATCTTAATCAGATTCACAACGTTGTTCAGAATACGAACACCAATGTTGTGAAGGATATCATCATTGGTATCCTGAGAGACGAGTTCGCAAAGGACTCTTACTACCATTATGTAAGCGATCAGTACGGATTCCCTTACACACCTGACCTTACAGATGTACCTCTTGATGCCGGTTTCAATGATGATGAAACGACAAGAATCTTCATAGGCGAAAGATTCAGGCATGACGTAATTTTCTATCCTGCTCTATTAGTGAAAATGGGCGGGGTTAAATATGTACCAATCTCCATAAACCGAAATAAAGAAACTGTTAAGTATGATGTCACAAAGGTGATTGACGGTTATGGAAATGAAAGCCTCTTTACAACTCCTACTCATTATGTATTTGCAGGAGCTTGGGAGGGGTCTGTTTCTGTTGATATCTGGGCACGAGATTCTGAGTCCAGAGACGAACTAACAAACTTTGTAATGGTGCTCCTTCAGGATATTAGATATGAGGAGCTTTTGAGGGCAGGCGTGGCTATTCGTAATGTTAGCTCATCAGGCCCCTCAGAAACTCAGGATAGACAGCAAGAGCCATTATATAAAAACTCCATTTCCTTAGAGGTCAGGATGGAATGGAGGCGTGAAATACCAGTAGAGTCCATGCTGGACGCTATCAATATTTGCGTAGAATTTGGCAACTTAGGAGTGAATCCACCAGTGATATCTCCAAACTTGACCATAAATACCCAAGTTCAGCTCATTGACGAGCTTGAGGGGCTCTAAGCCCCTTAAAAAATAGGATTGTAAACTATACATAAGAAAACATAAGTGTAGGTTATAAAAACCCGTATTAGCATTCTAAAGGTTTTGAATAAAAGAGGACTAAATGGCAGCTAACTTTCCAGGTGCAGGAAACGCCGTACCAGGCGTATACACACAAACTGAATCATTAACAACTGGTGTTGCAGTTCCATCTGGAGCACGTACTGCTGTGTTGATGGGCGAAGGCAATCGTGAAGAAGTAATTGTTAACCTTGCTGTTGGTAACGGCAATGATGGCATCGGATCAGATTGTACTTTAACAGGAACTCCAGACGGTAGACACTTCATCCTAGGTGGACAGCAAGCTATCGGTCCACTTATTCCAAATCGTACAAGATTATTTAGGAATGGAGTGGAGCTTAGAGTTCTTGAGTCTCCTATCGATGACAATCCTTTTGACTCACGTTATGATGCAAGAGTTGATATCCAGTCTGACTGCGTTGAGCTTCAAAGAGCAGCTCTTGTAGATCAGGGTGGAGAGCTCTTCCGTCCAGGTGGTGCTAATACAGGAAACGGAACCGTAACCAATCTTTCTCTTTTAGATCCGAATGCTCCTGCTGAAACCTGGACTGCTCGCGTTACCTCTGTTCGTCGTGATGGCTACGGAAATCCAATTGATGGATATGCACAGTTCGTAGTTAGAGGAACGGTGTCGGGTGTTGTTCTTGATGGTTATGGTAATCAGATTACTTGGCAGTCAGATGGACAGACTCGTAACAACGGTGTTCTTCAGTTCGCCATTTCTGAAGGTTCAACAGCATTCGTTGAAGGTGACTCATTTGTATTCGAGGTTTCTGGCGGCTCTCTAAGAGTTGGCGAATCTCTAACAGCGAACTACATACCTGAGATCGACATAAACGATCCTCAGTTCTTTACAGATATCAATCAGCTTACTGCGAAACATGGTTCTCCATCTCTTTCCAATAGGCTGTCTCTCGGTGCTCAGCTTGCATTTGCGAACGGAACTCCTGGTGTGTTTGCACTTCAGTGTGCTCCACCGCTTCCACGCAGAGAGTCTTACCAGCTTGTTGAGTCTTCAAACGGCGAGTCCGATATTGAAGAGCTTACATTCGAGCTTCCGCTTGGCGTTACTCCAGATGCTGATTCAAACATCAACTTCTTTGTAACAGACCCAATTACCGGTGTTGAGTCACAGATTCTTCCTAACAAGGTTGCTTTCTACGACCCAACAATCACATCGAACCCACTCGGCTTCGTTTACGGTGCAGCTTATGACTTCTCTTATACAGTAATTGAAGACGACTCTGTTCAGAAGTCTGGTACAGACGGTGAGCTTGTTGTAACTGGAGCAACCACTGCAACACTTTCATCTCAGACTGTTCAGTTCGGTATTGATGATGTATCTCCAACACGCTCAATAAGGATCGAGAACTCTGGTGTTGGTAATGATGGAACATATGCAATTGTCTCTGTGTCAAACGGATTGGTTACAATCACTGACCCAGGTGGATTCACAGCAGAGACTGGTGCTGAGTTCCAGGTTCTAGATTCATCAGCATCAAGCTCAAGAATCCTCTTCACAGATGACCTTGCACTTTCACTTGGCGAGTCACTTCGCTGCACGCTTGTTGATACAAGGGATGCAGACTTCTTCGATGTAGGCTGGATTTCAGCATACGACGCTGCGGAGAGAATTGAGGTTGATATGGTTGTTCCACTTCCATCTCAGACAATCTCAGCAATCCTCTCCAATGGTAAGGCGCACGTTGAAACCAAGTCCGGAATTAAGAACAAGCGTGAGCGTGTTCTTATGATTGGCGCAATCAGAGGCCTTACACCTGAGAATGTTATCGGCACAGAGCCTGCAGCTGTTGAGGACATCGGTGTTCTTGAGGGCATTCAGGGCGATGATGTTTCTGAGATTCTTTCAGGAGATATTGAGGACCTTACAGATTACGGTGTTCAGAATAACTACGGAGATTCTTTCCGTGTCTTCTACTTCTACCCCGATGAGGTAATCGTTCAGACTGGCGCTGACAGAGTTCAGGCAGACGGCTTCTTCATGGCAGCAGCTGCAGCTGGTTGGTTCGGTGGTAGGGACCTTATTCAGGAGCCACTCACAAATAAGACACTTGGCGGCTTTACTCTTACCAGAGACAAGCTCTTCTCCCCAATCATTGAGGAGAATGTTACAGCGGCTGGTATTGCAATGCTTAGACCACTTTCTGGTGGCGGTCTTGTTATCTTCGGTAAGACAACAACAGACTCACTTCTTCCAGAGGAAGAGGAAATGTCAGTTGTCTTCATCAGAGACAGGATTGCTAAGGATATGAGAACTGCATTCGACCCATTCATTGGCAAGGCAGAGACTCCAACCTTCCAGCAGACACTCTTTGCTCGTGCAACAGCAATGATGCAGAGCTTCCTTTCAAGAAGGCTAATCACAGACTTCAGGGACCTAACGGTTGAAAGAGACCCAGTTGAGCCACGTCAGTGGAACATCAGAGTAGCAGTACAGCCAACGTTCCCAGTCAACTGGATCTTCATTAGGCTCGGAATCGGAGTCATCTAATAAAGCTGGGGCCGTGAGAGCGGCCCCAGATAGGCATTAAACTGTATAAAATTGGATTAACAGGATATAGGATTAAACAATGGTAGCACCAAATACAGGCAGTATTACTACGGCAGAGTCGGGGAGAAATCGTACAGGTACGGCTGTAAGCACCAATATTATCGTTGAAGTTGATGGTAATGCAGTTGGCGCTATACAGACACTTCAGGTTCAGGAGCAGAGAAACATTCAGACCATCGATGAAGTTGGTACTGATGGCCACATTGACTCGGTTCCAAACCAGTCAACGAACATTACTCTGAACTGCACTAGAACTCGTTTCGATAACCTTAGAGTTGCATCGGCTTTCTCCCGTGGCTACATTCATGCACACTCACAGCGTATCCCGTTCGACGTTGTTATCAAGGATATCTTTGCTGGCGATGATCCTTCTTCTACTCTTGTGACTACCATCAAGAACTGCTGGATTAATCAGATTTCATATGAATACAAGTCTCAGGATTTCGTAATCGCAGAGACTATGAACCTCACAGCAGAGACAATCTTCACAACTCTCGGAGCTTCTAATAACGCAGTTCCAGGAGCAGCAGGCGGTAGAGACCTTCCAATCGGCCCAGTTAACGCATTTGAGTTGGCAGCTGATAAGGGAGACCGCAGAGGCGCTATTGACGGCGCTGGTCTATTGCTCGCAATTGAGACTGCTTAAGGAGAAATCAGCTAAATTCCTGATATATATCTTAGTACAATACTGCAATTCATTGTAAGAGGTAAGATTGGCTAAGATAAATTCTCCACTAGGAAGTTCAAATGTAAACGGTCCACAGCCCCGACACTTCTCCGTCCCAGACGAGAGCGGTGCGGGGCGTCCTGCGTCTATGGGTTCAATGGGTTCAATGGGAGCACCACAGCCCCCAGCGAATCAAGGCCCAATTGTATTCAATGCAACGGACCCAGTAGCACCACCAGCATCACAGTTGCCTCCACAGCAGCCTATACAGGAACCACAGCAGCCTGTGCAGCGTCCTGTGCAAACAGCTCAGCCAGTTCACCATGGTTCTTATGAAGAGGCTATGGCGCACAGGCAGCAGGTGCTTGGACAGATGCAAGCCGAACGTGATGTTCAAGGTCGTGTTGATAAATCGGCAGTTGAGGTTCTTCTTGGTATTGGCAGGAAGTCTGTAGATGTACCCATTCATTCAGATCATGGAGCCACTGTTTTTACTCTCACTACTTTAAAGTCAAAAGAGAGAAGGCACGTCATTCAGGCTCTAGATAAGTTTATTGCTAATAGAAATCATGATAACCTTCACAGCATGAGAGATACCGTACTGGCTTACGCTATTTCTGGGGTTGAAGGTAAGTCATTAGATTACATTCTTGGATGTGTTAACTATCCAGAAGAAGAGAGATTCCTTGTAAGAGAGTCTTTCGTAAAAGAGCTGGACGATAACATTTCGCTTTATCTATTCTCTAAGTTCGAAAAGTTGGACGAAGAGTCAAGGTCCAAGTATTCGCTTGAGTCACCTGAGGCCATCAGAGAGGTAGCTGAAGCGGTCTCCAAAAGTAGTTAAGGACGATGACCACAGGTTCTTATTGTACCTGTGTGAGACCTTTCAGAAGCCACCATCGGATCCTTTCTTTGAGAACATGGAGCCCATGGATAAGCTATGGCTATTTCATGCTTGGGTTAACAAGCAGAATGTGCAAATAGAAATTCTTAAGGATCATGCGATTCTTAATGGTGCATTCTATAATCCTGAAATGGCTAAGCAAATGTCTAAGGGTCCTGACTACCAGCTTTCTGATGAAGAGCTTGAAAGTTCTTGGGATTATGTACAGTCTCAACCTGCTCCAACTGCATTAGATCGCATAGAAGAAGGGGGACAGGCCCCTCACAGGCGCAGGCGCAGGTTACTAAATGGCTGACGATCTTATTACATTACAAAAAGCTCAGGAAATGCTGGAAAAGCTCAAAGATATGGGCATGGATGCTGGCGATGCCCTGGAGTCTTTGAGAGGTAAGATACCCACAGACATCTTTAATAAGATGGCTGACAGCATATCTAGGTCTGCGTCTGAGCTTGGCAAGCTCATTGGCATGACTGGCGTTACCGAAAGGACAATTAAGGACGCCTATGGCAGTATACAAAAGTCCGTAGAGACATATGCAGCTGCAGCTTCTGAAGCTAACAGAGAGTCTAGTGGAAGGCTTGCTGAAACCGCAGCCGTAATTGGTACTGTTCTCATGCCTAAGATGACTGAGGGCATGATTGCTTTTGAGACGTTTGGTAAAATTGGCTCAGGTGCATCTACTGATGTAAATAAGTCTATGAATACCCTTATAAGCTCTATGCCTGCTGGTGTACAGGAGCTTATGAGACTTGGAGAGTCTGCACAACAGGCCAGGATGGGCTTCTACTCTCTTCTTCAAGAGTCCGCATCAACTGCTGGAATCATGGGTGAACTTGGTTCTGGTGTTGAATCTGCTGCTATTGATATGGATCAGTTTAACGTAGCAATGGCTAGCATGTCAACGAGGCTTGAAGAGGTTGGTAAGAAGGCGCTACTTGCACCTGAGCAGGTTCAAGAGTTGCTTGCCGTTTATGGACAAATGCCTGGAGCATTGAATGCTATCGCTGATGCGTCTGATGGTGCTGGTGAAAGAATGGACGGAATGGTTCAGAGCGTTATGCTTGCCAGAGGCCTCGGCATGGATCAGATGAAGGTTGTTGAAAGACAGCGTGATGCGATGTTTGCTTGGGGTACATCTATAGAGCAGACCAATGATAACCTTATTATGATGAATAGGGTTGGTAAGGAAGTTGGTATCAATAGAGATATCATGCTTTCCTTTATTGACTCTGCGACTCAAGGCATGGGTATCCTTGGTGATAAAACCAAGTCAGCTATCCTCGTTATGGAGTCACTTGGTAAAGTGATGAAGGATAACGGTATGGGTGCAAGAGCCGTTGGTGACCTTCTTTCTGGAACAATGCAGAACATG